AGAGCGTGTGCTGGACCAGCCAGCCGAAGGTGTGCGCGAGCTGAACCACCTGCGACTGGAACGCCGCCTCACTTTGCCCCACCTGTTCCCCCCTTCTCCTTTTCCAGCTGCGCCTCTCGCTCGGCGTTCTCACGCTCAATGCGCGCCCTGGAGAGAAGCGACGCCTCAATCACCTTGCACCGCTCTGGCGTCAGCTCACTGAACTTGGCGACCTTGAACGTGGCCATGGCTCCGTTGACTACCTCATCGCCGTGCTGCTCGACCATGCGGTCGTAGAAGTCCTTGCCGAACGTGGACTCATGCTGCGGCGCATCCTCCCCGGCCTTCTCAGCCGCTTGGCGCGCCTTCTCCACCGGGTCAGGTGTCTTACCTATGGCAGAGGGCAGAGGGGCCTTAGATCGCTTCTCAGGCTTCTTGCTCTGCTTGACCCACAGTGAGCCACCCACCAGGCGCATGCCGGCGTTTCTCAGAGCGTCCCCAATCAGCTCCTTGATGGCGTCACGCTTGCCGGGCTCAACGGACCCATACCCGGGCATCTTTGTACCCAGCAGGTGAAGCCAGATCCACAGGCCCACGGGCTGTCCCTGACTGTCAGTGACTATCACCGGCTGGCCACGGTCGTCGTAGCCCATGGGCTCCCACCACCAGTCGGGGTCGGCATCCTGAAACGCCTTGCGAACCCAGATGTGGCTGAGGTAGCGCAGATCGACCCCGCCCTTTGGCAGCGTGTCGATCAGGTCTGCCGGCGGCTCCCACCATTCCTCACCCAACCTGCGAAGCGCCTCATGCCTGCGCTCATCATCTGTCAGCGGTACCAGGCGCACCACTTCTGCCGGCGTGTCGTCGCTCATGCTGCTGCCCTCCATACTCGGACCATGCGCCTGTGTGCGTTGCGCCTGGTGCTCGGTCGGTAGACGCCATCGGACTCGATCAGCCCGTCCCGGCGTGCGTGGTTGAACATCGCGCCCATTGCGTTGGGCTCATGTGTGGTGACGCCTATGGGCTCAATCAGCGCCCACACGTCATCTGCGGTGAACTCTTGCCCCCGGCCTGCGAGGAACTCGATCGCCCTGCGGGTTACTTCACGCCACTCGCGGTTGGCGCGTTCTGCGACTTCATCGAGGATGCCCTCGAGCTCGTCGAAGCTCATGCTTTCCACTGGTTCCCCCTAGTGAATCGTCCCCGCCAGCCATGCGGCGAAGACGGTTGTGAGCGTGTATGTGAACCACGCCACGACAAAGACGAACAGGACGTAGAACGTCCACAGCCTCATGCGTTGCATCAGTCGGACTCCTCATAGAGCGTTTCCATGGATCGGCCAAAGGCACGGTCTACGCGGTCCTGCTCCATCTGGAGCTCAAGCGCCCATTCCTCATCGGGATCGGGCTTGTCTGTGTGTGGGTCATTCATAGCGATCTCCCTTCGCTGTTGAGTTGAGGCTACAGACTCACGCGGAGCCACAGCCCCATGCCGACCATCCGAAGCGCTGCGCGACGACGTACGCAACGGCGATCTGCTCTGCCTTCGTTGCGCCCTGGTGTACCCAGCGATAGCCGGTGACTGCTTGGCCGATTCCATACGTCGAGCGAAACATGCCCATGCCGCCGATGTAACGGCCATGCGGGTAGTGCTGCCAGTTGCCGGCGGTTTCGCACTGCGCCACGCGCTCGGCCTTGCGCCACTGCACCATTCCGATGCGGCGCTGAATCTCCCATTCCTTTGGCTTCGCGGGCCAGTCCTGCTGGTTCCTCTTGTGCTGCTTGATGCACGCGGCCTTGTCCCATCCCTTATGCGCTTGGCACGGTGTGGTCGTGCCGGCGGCAGGTAAGGCTGCCATTCCTAGTGCGGCCAATGCTGCAGCCGTAGCGGTGCGGATCACTGCTTATCTCCCTTTTCGCTTGCAACGGCCTGCCAGCTGCGAAGCACCCCCAGCGCGGCAGTGAGGCCCGCCGAGATTGCGGCAAGCCAGAGGTTCGGGCTGCCCTCAGCCCATGTGTCGATGAAAGCCACCATGACCACCACAGCGCCGGTCAGCATGGCAATCGTGCTTGGCCCGATCTTCGGCGTCATTCCTCTGATTCCTTCTTGGGGTCGTAGTCTGTGGGCTCGGCCGGCGGGGGCTCGATCACGACAGTCGAGGGCGGAACAATTTCGGGCGCCATGCTCATGACTCCTTGTAGGTCTTCTTCCACGGACGGGCCGTGGCGTCCTTGTGCTTGTCCTGCCATGCCTTCATCTGTTCATCCCGCGTCTGCTTGCCAGTCTTGTGAAGCCACGGGCCGAACGTCCAGCGATTCCACGTCCCGTCGGGACCGGCGCGGAATGCGAAGCGGCTGTTGGCCTGAATGCGGATCGCCTGCGTCCAGTAGTCGGGGTTCGCCTGGGCGAACTTCCGCAGCTGCTGGTCACGCGCCTCTGGCGTCGGCCACCCGCCGTAGATCTTGACTCGCGTGTCGTCGAAGCCGTAGCCGTCCACCACCGCCGCCGCGCCGGGCGTGCCCACCCCGGGAACGCTGATGACCTTCCAGCCGTCGCCCCAGCTGCGCGTGAGGCTGCGAACGCCGTTACTGGCGTTGCCCTCAATCGTCTGAAAGGTGCCGTCCTTGTTCAGTGCGTTGACAAACCCAACGTGCAAGCCGTCAATAATGAACAGGTCGCCGGGCTTGGTGTTCTTGCTGAACGAGCCGTACCAGCCCTTGGCCCGGGCCTTGCTGACCATCACGGCGGTTGATGGGCTCATGATGGTCTTGGCAGCGTTGCGGTACTTGGCATCGGCTTCGCTCTGGGCTACGCAAAACGCGACGAACATTGCACACCAAGGTTGCCCGCCGTCGGGCCAACCCCACGGTGCCTGGCACTCGTTGACAATGGGGTCGCCGCTCCGGTTGGGCGGTCCTTCCATTGCGCCGAGGTAGTGCGACGCCTTGCGAAGCGTGTATTGGCCGTTACTGATCACGGTCCCCCCTAGGTGTTGTTCACGATGCCGACGACGATGCCGGTCAGTGCGCCGCCGGCCAGAAGCCAGACGACGCGGCTGGTGGCCGCTGCGCCCTGCAGCCGGGCGCGCCAGATTTCAAGGTCGAACACGCGGCCCTCGAGCTTCCCCAGGCGGCGGTTGGTTTCCCGCTGCAGGTCCACGACCTTTGAGAGCTCGTCACGTAGCTCACGGATGTCGGCTCGGATGGTGTGCGTGTCCTCGGGGCTCATTGTCTAGGCAATGCCTTGCACGGTCAGTCGGCGCTGCAGAAACTCTGCGGTCCCCGTATTGCCGACGCGATAGTTGAACGTGAAGGTATTTGTTCCCGCCGTCAAACCTGTCAGGACGAACGTAGCTGCCGCTTGGATGTACCGAGAGGCCGGACCACCGTTATAGAGCGAATTATCGTTATTCGCTGCCAACGTCGTGGCGCCTGACACGGCAAGTCCTATGTACGCACCCTGACCATCCGTGTTGTTGGCCAACGTTGCCTGAATCGACACCAATGCGGTTGTGCCAGTAACAAGCGTCACAGAGAGGTTAGTGCCGGGCGTGCCTGCGAGGGTTGGCGTGAACGTGTTAGCAGTAACCGTCCCGCTTGCATTGTTCAAAGTTGCAACGGCAGTCGTACAAACCCACACGCTTCCGTTGTAGATCGTCGTGATTCCACTCGGCACGCTGGTTGTGGCGCCAGTCGCGGCTGGCACGGTAGGCGCTGTCAGGTAAGCGCGCATCCCTTCCTGCAAAGTTATTGGCGCCAATGCGCCCGGGTTGGCAAATGCCGTGTCACGCGCAGCTTCGTTAGTGAACGTGGCCTGCCCGAAAAACATCGCTTCGCGCACTTTGTCCATTGCGGCTGCGGTGAGGATCTGCCCGCTGGTGAAATCTCCGGTATCTGACCAAGCCATGAACTACTCCTTAGAAGGCCAAAGCATTTTCGTCGAGTTTGCCGAGAGGGTCATTGTCCAGCGTGAAGTATGCGCGGGAATCTAGATGCTCGAAAGTAAGCCTAACGCGGTGGTCCCCTGGGCGAATGGTGTGGGAAATGCCACTGACAATCAGCGGCTCGTTAACGCTGGCCGGTGTGCCCACGCTAAAAGACTTTTGAACCGTCACCACGTCGATGAGGTCAAGACTGAGAACGGCGGTCTGGTGTGCAGAGTCAAGCGCTGCCAGCTGCAAGTCAACGCCGGTAAAGCGAAGAACAGGGTCCTTGTGAAGTGCCAGGAACGCCCCGGCAAGGTCAAGCACTTCACTGGTGGTGTGGTTGAGCAGATCGAGCTTTGAATACTGGGATGCCTGGTAACGAGCGATGCTGGTCGAATCAGAAGCCGTCTGGACGTTGCCGGCGGGAGACTGCATCTGAATGCTGTTGAAAAGCAGCTCGTCCCCAAATTGGTTTGTCAGCGACTGATACGGGATTCCGGTCCCGTCGTCTGTGAATGAGGCCACGGATGCCGGATTGAGGTTGCGCGTCCGGTCCACGAACGTGAGCACGTTGGAATGACTCATGAATAGAAAGCCGCCCTCAGAGGCCGAAACGCGCTGAAGGTAACTCAGCACGTTCGTGCCCTCTGGCACGTCATACGCGCCGCCGCCGCCGGGAGTGCCGCCGAGGATGCTGGCCCCGGTGTCGAGAAACGTGCCGCCCTGGTACCCGATTTCAGGACGTGCCAGCGACGCCGTAACCCTTGCGCCAGACTTCTGCTCGACGGGCGCCCAGGCCGCAAAGGTCATGTTGGCCAGAATGGTGAAGTTGTCGGCACACTGGGCCGTCATCACGTTCCCGGCTTCTACGAAGTCATAGTCCAAATCCCAGTCAGTGATGGTGCCCGCGTAAATCGGCAGGCCATCTGCGTAGACCTCGACAGGCTGGCGCGGGCCAATGTAGGGGTAGTACGGGGAATCCTCGTTCAGCGGGTCCAGATCGCGTGCGGGGTCGTAGAACGTCAGTGACGCGGTGCCGGCGTTGAACTGCTCTGTGTCGCGGTTGCGACCACGGTTGATCGTGATGCTCTTGACCATGGTGGTCACGTCGAGCATCTGGATTCCGCCAAGGGTGCCGGTGTCCAGTAGCCCGAAGGTCGCGCTGTCAAGCTGAAACGGTGTCGCAAAGCCCGTCGTCTGCTCAAAGCCAACAAGGACTTGAATGGTCGGCACGCTCATGCCGCTGCGAACGCCGGCCCCGAGCGCCGCTGCGCCCTCTGAATGGCCTCAATGATCTGCTGGCCCACCTGGTCGGGCGTGGACACAAGCCCGGCTTCGATGTTGATGGTGATGTTGCCGAACTCGCGGGACCCGTTAAGGGGGACGACCGCTTCAGGGCCGGCCTCACCAATCAAGGCCAGCGTGGGCTGGGTGACTACCCCGCCCTTCGCCAGTCTCGGAATCTCGGGAATCCTTCCTACCGGGTCGCCACCAGGAATGATCGCGTTGATGACGCTGGAAGCCCCGTTCAGCCCACGAATGGCAGCATTTACGACCTTGATAGCGCCGTTGATAATTGACTTCAGCGCAGTCACCAAACCACTGGCAACGGCCTTAGCGCCTGACACGATCTTGTCGATGATGTAGTCGCCAATTCCTGACAGCGTATCGCCAACGTTTTCGGAAACCAGCGTTTTCAAGCCGCTTGCAAACCCGCTGATTTTGTCCCAGATAGCGCCGGCCAGTCCCGTCACGCCGTTCTTGATCCACTGGATGACGGCTCCGCCGATGGTGCCGAGCCCGTCCACCCAGTCATTGGCGAGCGTCAACAGTGCGCCTGGCATGCCCTTGATTACGTCCCAGACCTTCGTGGCAAGCCCGACGACGCCATCAGCGATGCCGCTGACGATTGCCTTGCCGATGTCAAGCGCGGCGGTGGCGATCTTGAGCGGGAAGGCGACAAGCGAGTTTTGAATGCCGTCCAGCACGCCACTCACGACCGTCTTGAGCCCATCCCATGCGCCACTGAAGTCTCCCTTGATCAGCGCGCTGATGGTGTCGATAACGCCCTCGATGATCTTGAAAGCGGCTTCCGCCGGCCCCCTCAGGTAGTCAACGACGACCTCCACGGCCTTCTGCACGGCTTCCCATGCCCCGGTAACGATGTTGCGGAAAGTCTCGGACTTCTTGTAGAGCGCAATCAGGCCGATGGTCAGCCCGGCCACGGCAACCACGATCGCTCCGATGATCAGCGCAACCGGGTTAGCGGAAAGGATCATCATGGCCACGTTCAGGCCGATGATGCCGGCGGCGACCACGCCAATGGCTGCAGCGATGGCGAGGAACACGTTGGGGTTCTCCTGAGCCCACTTCGCAAACTTCTGCAGCACCGGCAGGATCTTCTCAACCGCCGGCAGGAGCGCAGCTCCCACGCTCTCCTTGGTTTCGTCCAGGGCGATCCCCAGACCCTTGAAGCGCCCGGCAGCGGTGTCTGCAGACGCAGCTGCATCGCCCTTGAAAGTCTTACTGAGTACGGCAATGGCTTCCTCAGCCGTCGCGCCGTTCTTGATGAGCTCTTTCATGCGCGGATCAAGAGCGTTCAAGCCCCTGAGGTTTCCGGCATATGCCTTACTCAAAGCCTCTGAAACCTGAGCGAGCGGCTTCCCAGTGCCGGCGGCTACGTCGAGGGCAAGGCCAAGTCCCTGCTGGGCCTTTTCCAGATCACCAGTACCCCGGGCCAACGTGGCAAGCGCCGGCCGGAGCTCATCATCAGAAACGGCTGCGGCCTGCGAAGTCTGGGTGATGAAGTCCTCAACGGCCTTGACCTGAGTGTTAGTGGCCTTCGTCGAGGTCGCCAGCGTGCGCGCCAGCTGCTCCTGGGCTGCCTGATCCTCAATAGCGGCCTTGGTCGCGTCGAACGCTGCGGCGCCAAGCGCGGCGAGTGCGATGCCGGCGGGCACTGCGGCCTTCTTGATGGCAAACCCAGCCTTGGCGCCCACGCCATCAAGCCGTTCGAATTGCTTAATGCCCCGGTCAAGCCCCCGACCGTCGAAGTCGGTCAGGATGGGAATGGTGATCGCCATTAGCCCACCATCCCCTGAACGGTCTTTTCGGCCTGACGGACAATCTCATCAATGCCCTGGGCGATCTTGGGCGCGTGCTTTTCAGCGGTGGGCCACAGCACCTTGGAGTGCCGAGCCCTGATGTTGGTGCCGAGCGGCTTCGAATCGCTCACGGTTTCAAAGACCACAGCCGCCGGCGTCCCCTGCGACACATACAAGACCGAGTTCTTATCGCGGCGCGTCGAGGTCTTGACCTTGACCCCGCTACGGACCTTCCCAACCTGCCAAGGGAAGATGCTGAACGCCTTTGGAGTCCATGCCCGGCGCATGCCTGACAGCGGCAGCTGGGGATACAAGCCCTTCGCCTCAGCCACCATCGGAGCAACCACAGCCTTGGCTGCCCGGTTGAACTCCTTGCGGAACTCGGGATCAACCTTTCGCAGCGCCTTGATCGTGTCCTTGACCCCCACCACTTCTGTCTTGATGGTCGCTGGCATCAGCGGCTGCTTTCTCTCAGGACTTCCAAGACCGTGTTGAGGTCTTTCATGGTGAAGGTTACGTCAGGGGGCCAGAAGCCGGTTTGTGCCAGGACTACGGCAAGCGCCCGGCTTACTGTCCCCCGTCCGTAGGGTTTGCATCTGCCTTCTCATCGGTGTCGATGACCTCGAGGTCCCGCACTTCGTCCAAGAACCCGTCGAACGTGTCGGCCACAGGCAGCCCAGCTGATCTGCCGGCGGTCCATGCGAGGAAAGCGATGTATTCCAGCCGGGGTGCCATCTGCAGCACCTGGGCCGACACGTTGAAATGGCGTTCGAACGCCACGGTGTTCTTGATCGAAGCAATGTCCACCACATAGGAACCCGCATCAGTCGTAAAGGCAATGTTCCCGTTTACTGCTGTCTGCTCTGCCATGTGTTCCCCCTAGTTGATTATCAGGTCACGTCGCGGACAAAACTGCCACCCGAGAACGCCACCTCCATGACCTGCAGCTCACCCACGGTGTAGGTGATCGGGTAGTTGGCGATCATGGTGTTGCTGATCGTCCACTCAGGGTTTGACGCCCCGGGTGCTCCAGCATCCTTGCGCACCACGATTTCGGTGTCGCCAGCGCCAATCTCGCCGGCCACGGTGTTCTCGACGCTGTTGTTGCCGTAGTCGACGTAGAGGGTGATGGTTCCCTCGACGGTCTGCAGGCCACCAACCATGCGCTCCCCGGTGTCTCCGAAGGCGGTGCTGGTCAGCGGGTTC